CCAAATGTGACGCATAGCAGCATTAAAATAGCGAGTGTCAGGGTCATCAACGTGCTGCCAATTGTCAGGGCTGTATTTGTTAGCTCCATAGGTGAGCACCTCTACAACTTCTTCCATTGGCCCCGGAGGAACTAACGACCACATAGGCTTGTTTCGGTCAAACTTAACACCTAATGTTGGCTTCTCAATCTCTTGAGTAAAACTACTCATAGGCTGCTCCAATATGCTACGGATATAGTCTCGTGATTTTTCATAATAGTCTTCATCAAAGTAAGGCACTCCTAGTTTAGAGCAGCTCTCTTTATATTCGTTTTTAGTCATTAATAAGCTCCACTTCGGTTAATTGTCTATTTGTAAATGTAAGTTTAAGATTATGGTATCCATATTTTTCCCTATCATACATCCAGTTGTCATCTTTTGGATATGTGCATGAAGCATAGAGAATTTCAATACTGTCTTTATATTCTTCTTCACTCAGTTCCATATTTGCGTTCTAAGTATTCTATAGATAAGAGCATTTCATCAAACCCGCCATCATGCACATCGTTAAGGACAACTAGTCCTCGCCAATGCCTGTTAGAAAGATTGTCCATATAATCTTCGTCATGTAGATAATAGCTACCAGCAACAATAGCACAAATAGGCTTACCATCAGCTCGTTTTCCATATGCTATTTGCTTTCCTTGTTGATGTCCAGCCACGCACGACATATGTAGCTTACTAATAATTGCAGCAGGAGAAGCGGCAGGACGACCCATTGCACCCACAGGCCAATAATGAGAAAACCCAACACCAGCAATAAACACTGGCTTGAGAAAGTCATGTACTTCCCAATCTTTTGTATTGCAATGGTCATACGTCATCAGTCCTTCTAGCATCGGGTTGTTATTAATGGCTCGTACAATGCGGTTCTCATGGTTTCCCCTTAAGAACACCATACGAGGCTTATACACCTTGTGCTTGCTCTCTTTCTGTGTCTTCTGCATGGCCTTTAAAGGGGCTAGGAGGGCTTCCATGCCCACATTACCAGCCTCTATGTCTGCTAGGTAGCGTTTCCCTTCAAAATACTTGCTACCTGCCTTGTCATGGCTTGAGAGGCTTGGCATATCCCAATGGTCTCCAAGGTGTATAACAATGTCTGGTTTGTAGTCACAGATAGCCTTACCAGCCCATGTCAGGTGCTTGGTAGGCGTATCTGGCTTGCACTGGGTGTCAGGGATGCATAAAATTCTCATTCGTCATTCTCTCCCCATCCTGTAGCACGTCCTGCAATTTCCTCCTCGCTGTCGTAATATTCACCAAACCATCCCTCGCTCTCACGGAAGGGGGAATATTCAATTCGTACCTTCTCACGTACACCCATATAGCCTGTGCTCTCTAAGAAGAACAAGAAGTCTTGTAGGACAACAGGCCATGATGTTCCGTCACCATATTTAATAACAAAGGTGATGTCTTTGTCTTCAATGCTGTCTTCTTCTCGAAATGTAAACTTATTTGTCATTTGGTTTCCTTTATGGAACAACGTAAAGCTGTCCCGTTTATTACACTTTTCATCAGCTCTGCATTAGCAATGCTATATGCAGGTTCGTCATAGAAGCTATTGTAATATGCAGGGTCTTGTCCTACACGTACAGAGTTTCTTGCTATAACACCTTGTATGTCTTCTAAGGAAGCTCCCCAAGGTACTTTCTCATACGTCATGCTGCTTCCTTTGGTTTTTCATAAAACATATGACATTGCTGTAGGTTGTGGTTATAGGGAACCCCTACGAAATAGCTCTTCATCTCCTCTGTTGGCCTATAAGGGAGATACCTCTCGCACTGCTCTGCAATAGGGCAGTGTAAGCCATCACACAAAGTTATGTCATTCATTTTATTTTCTTCCCTGTGCTAAGATAGTACAAATAGCAACATCTCCTGTATTGGTTAGACCATCTATAGCACAAGCTACAACCATTGGGTCAGCACCGTTACTAACAGCTTTTTCCCATTTATCACGTTTACCATAGGCATTAATTGTAATGCAGATAGTCAGCGTCATAAAAAATACTAAAACCATGCCCCATATGCCTAGCCAAAACTTTGATTCATTCATGTTTTCTTCCTTTGTTCTTTCTCTAACGCACTCTTAACCTTGTGGCATGAGACACAAAGCACCTGAAGGTTTTGTTCCTCGCAGAACAGCCTGTCAATGAATGTGTCCCACCCTTGCCATCCCTTCTTTGGGTCTACTGCTGGCTTCTTGTGGTCAACCTGCACCTCTTTAGCTACGAATTCATGTTTACATTCGTTGCATTGAAAGTGTTTAGCAAGTTTCCCTGTCTTTACATTGGTCTTTCTCTCTGTAAAGGCAGCATCAAGCACAGCATATTTAGGAGGCCATCTCTGAGTTGCTGTTCGTAATGCCGACACAACAAAGCTCTTGAACCTAGCCTCCGTCCATTCCCCTCCATTGTAGCTACGCATTAAAATAGAGTGTTTGAGGAACTACTAATTCTTTAGCTAATTTAATAAGTTCTTCTTCAGTCCCCTCAGCAGACGATATACACCCTACTGTTCGCCAACCCGTAGCACAAAGCGCATAAACTTCATATAAAAAATTATATTTAGGTAGTTTAACAATTTTGTACTGTTTCATACATATTCCTTTATAAAGGGGGTTGCCATAGCTGCCCCTCTGTTCGTCGCAAATAGAGCAGTTGCCCATTCTCTAACACACGCTCTGGAGCCTCTCCAGCAGCCTTATAAGCCTCTACAACAGCCTCGTACATCTCCTTGTCTGTTGTCAGACCCTTGAGCAGCTTTGCAGCCTTTACAGGCCCAATGCCTTTAAGCCCTTGTATTGCATCAATTCTATCGCCTGTCAGCATTTGCAAATAGAAGCTCTTTAGTCCTTCCTGTTCGGTTACAAAGTATTCCAAGTCCTTCACGGGGTTGTAATGCCACCCCGGTAGTTGGTCTAGGTCTTTGTCCACATGAACAATCCACACGCTTTTGCCATTTGCAAAGATGCCCACAGCGTCATCAGCTTCTTCACCCTCAGTTGTTACAGCCTCCAGCCGTGTTAGGTGCTTTCTCAAAGCCTCATAATGCTCTGGCTTCTCTAGGTCTTTCCTGTTCCCTTTATAAGGCACTGTCTTGGCAATGTCGTAACGGAAGTTTGTTTTCCCCGTGATGAAGGCATTGTAGGTTGTGCATTTAAGGCGAATATACACCATGTCTGTCAGCCATTCAGTGAGCCGATTCTTAGCCCATTGTTCCTCTACATCTTTGCAGGAGAAAGCAATGCTATAAACTAAGAAGTCGGCATCAATGACAGCCTCCGTTGGTTTAGGAGGCAGAGACATTACAGCTCGATGTCATCTTCTTCTTCTACCTTGGCAGAAGGAACATAGGTGACAAGCTCTGTAACCACAACACGCTTGGCAGAGGCAGCAACGCCTGTCTTCTTAGCAAACTTCCATTCGTAGGTGCTAAGGACTAAAGTAGCCTTAGAACCATTGCCAATAGTTTTGGGGTCAATGTTCGTGCCAGCAGCGGTCCCAGGCTGAATAGGGAAGTTGCTCTTGCAGGTGACAAAGCGTCCCATGCTCTCGTTCTCGCCTACATGAACACCCAAGGCTTCCACCTTAGCTACATCTTCAGCAGACAGATTTCCTAGCTTCAACAGATACTTCTTAGAAGCCTCTGTGTATTGGTTAAATTGAACCATGTCAGAAGCGTAATATAGCTGTCCGGTGATTGTGATAGGTTTAGTAGTCATTTAAGTTTCCTTTTAAAAAGTGCCTCTCGGCTTAATGCGTGTCTTTCCACGTCCGTCCAATCTTATACTCTCCATTCAGGGGGCATCTAAGACCAAAATGTTCCCCTGCTTCAACAATGCTTTGCACTGCTGCTTCACCTACTATTGTAGCATATTTGTCAGATGTTTCAAGCTGAAATTCATCGTGAACATTAACAACTAGCACAATAGGCCATGAATTTTCCTTGCATTTGTTGTAAAAAAGACACAAAGCCTTCTTCATAACAATTGCCCCTGCCCCTTGCAGCAAG